TACAGCAACAATCAATATAAAACCAGCCCAGATTGTAACGCTTATTGCTTTTTTTCTAGCGGCTTCTATTGAATCTTCTTTTTGTGCAGAAGTTTGTCCTCTTTGATCTGCGCCTCTTGGATCAAGATCATCTGCACCAATAGTCATTCCTCCACCAAGGCTAGGTGATCTTGCTCTTAATAATCTTTCTTTTTCTGCAGACATAGTTCTAAATGTTTCTGACATATTACCAAGAACATCTCCATACTCTTCTTGCATTGCTTTCATTGCTGCTATTTGAGTATCTTTTTCAAATCTAGATCTACTTCTATCACCTTCTATTCTTCTTCTTAAATCTTTAATATTATCTCTTTTTTCTAGAGATGTAGGTAAAAATGGATCTTCATTAGACACAGAGGGTGAAAATACTTTTTCCATAGACTCTTCTATTTTTCTTGGAAATGAAGGTGATCTAAGTGATGAAGCAGGTAAAAATGCAGATTCTGTTTGATCTATCACTGAAGTTGTTATTTCTGGTAGTGCAGCATTAGATGCAATTTTAGCAGCTTGTTCTTCTTTTTCCTGACCAAATATACCACCAATAAATGAACCAATCTTACTAAACAAACCACCCTCTACTTCTGGTGGTTCAATGCCCTTTTCTTTCATTGCAGCTAATATTTCTTTTTCTTGCATCCTTGTTGCGCCTTGACCAAACAAAGCTATAAGAGGATTGATAGCACCCATAGCTGTTAAAGCCATACGTGTCTTTCTATTTTTATCAAATGCATCTTGTAATTCTTCTGCAGAATATGTAGACCAATCTATTTTTTCAGGCTGTGGTATATTTATACTACCACTTCCACCACCACCAGTTCTAACTGAAGTAGTTTCTACTTGTGTTGATTCTAAATCATCTACAACTTCATCTGCTGTTTCATTATAAGGTACAAATCCTTCAGGAATAGGTGTAACAGGACTACCTTGATAAAAGAAAAAGTCTCTTATCTCACCTGTTTCTTTATTTATATATTTAATTGATTTGTATGCATCTTCTACTGTAGGAACAAACTTAGTGTCAGTAGTCGATGTACTTGTTGCTGTTCCAGTATTTGTTGTGCCTGTAGTTTGATTATTAGAAACAAGACTATTGTCAGTAGCTGCTGTTAGATTACC